GCCCTTAGCGATATTCGCAGCACCAGTGACTAGGTGTTTGCCGACATTGAGAACAGCGTGACCAACGTGCGCGCTGAACTTGACATATGACTTGGCGACATCTTTTACGCCATTAAACAAGTGACCGGCCTCCTTGCTCGCCCACTTGCCGACATCTTTGGCCCCATTCCAAAGGTGATGTGCTGTGGTTGAGACAAAGTGGTTGATTTGTTTGTGCCACTTGATATAGGCCGCTGTCGCTGCAGCAACGGCTACGGAGACACCGAGAGTCTCTGGTCCGAGAGCCGCACCTGTTTCCATAGTTCCCGCAACTTCAGCACCAGTCGCCGCTTCGTCGCCCAGAGCCTCCGCACCACCGCCGCCAAACAGTCTGCCGACAAGGTTCTTACCCATAGAAACGAGGTTCTTCGCTTTACTAGCGAGGCCCCTGCCTTTCTTTAGGTCGTCGATTAATGACTTGCCCTTTTTGACATCGTTCTCGACCGTCTTTAGGGGGTTGGAACTATTGCCCCCACCACCACCCATACCGCCTGACTGAATAGTGGAGATTAGGTTGTTGATTGCGTCAATTAGGTTGTTGGTAGCAGATAGTTGGTTATCGGCATTATCCGAGGCTTGACCAGCCCCACTAACACCAAAGAGGTTGCCAGCAACGCCGAAGAAGCCCTTAAACAAGCCTTTCCAGCGGCCTTTCTTTGCCTCTTCACCAGCATCCTTAAAAAGAGTTTTGCCGAGATTGGAGTCAGCGATTTTCTCGAAGTATGAGGTTTTCTTCTTGAGTTCTTCTGCGCGCTTAGCCCAGTGAGCAGCCATAAATCCGCCGTGTTCGGCTTTCTGCTCATACGCCTTGATTTTTGCCGCGCGCTCAACTGCTGAAATGTCGGCTCGGTTGTTGAGCAAGCGACCCAAACGAGAACCGGCGGTCATTGGGTTGCCCTTGGCATCTGTCATTCCCCTATTTTGGAAGAACTGCTTAAAGAGCGAACCGGTCTTACGCAGTGTGCCACCAAGACTAAGAACCTTGCCCGATAGAAGCGTGATGCCTTCCATAGCCATCTTGATTGGCGTGAGGAAGAGGTTTCGGGTGAACCAAGCGGCCGCCAAAATAGCAATCGCTTCGGTAAGACCCTTGTTCCCGGTAATCCAACCAATCAACTTGCTGATTGCGTTTATGATAATAAGAATTGCTGGGGTTAGTGCGACTAATAGTTTCGCCCAGACCTGAAGAATCTTTACGAGTGCTGGCCCAGCAGCAATAAAGATAGGCGCTAGGGCAACCATTAGGTTTGCGACTGCTATTGCAACGGCAGGAAGAATAGGCTCTAGCGTTGCGATTACCTTTACAAAACCCTGAAGCATCGCATTGAGTTGGCCGTTTTTCACCATTTTTGTAAAGGCATCGGCTATGGCTTTTACACCAACCATAAGGCTCTTGCTTACCGCGGCCCCCATAGTGCTAAAGATTCCCGAAAGGGTCTTCATACCGCTACCCGTTCCGATAATCTTATCCAAAGCCTTTGCCAATGGGGTGAAAATGTCGTTTGCTAACTTAAAGAACGGCGTAATCATTTGCAACAATACGGGAAGCAAGTTATTTACAAATAAGTCAACAAGAGGTTTAATCACTTGGAAGATAGTTCCAAGTTCTTGTCCCAATGAACCTAATACCTGCCCAAGAGCATCACCCGCACTTTGGAAAAGTGGCATAAGTGCTGTCACTACGGTTCCGAGAGAAGTTGCTAGTGCCTTAAAGAACGGCAACAATCCCTGACCAATAGTTGTATAAATAATTTGGAAATCGTTTTTCAGCATCTCAATAGGCGAAGTTGCCACTTGAGCCGTGTTCTTAACGTGGTTGTTGATATCCACGAGAAGTTGTTGCTGGGCTGCGTAAAGACCATTGGTTGATTCCAAAGTCTTGATTCGCATCTGTTCCGATTGCGACAAGGTGAATCCGTATCGGGCCATACTAGCCATACGCTGCATCGGGTTCGATAAAGTTCGGGTCAGCATACGAGCCGAAGAAGCAACCGAACCGCCGTGACCGCCACCCATTGTCTCCGACAGGTTGATGGCGTCGGTAATCATAAGTTGCATATTTTGGTGAATGCCGTTTAGCGGTTGACCTGCCGCGCCTAAAGCACCTTTCACCATTGGGCCGGTCGAAACCAACTTGGCGATATCGGTATTAGTTAGAGCAAGAGTCTGCGCTTGGGTGATTTGCGCTCGGTTTACGCCCGTCTGAACAGAGAGGTAGTTTGATTGGTTGGCAAGCATTTTGGAATAGAACGCAGCACTCCAGTTGCCAATAGCCTTTTGCTGGTCATACTGCTGTTTGGTCATACTTAGGTCGTATTGCCTAGCAAGACCTTGGTTTGTTAAGAGGTTTGCTTGTACGGCCTGAACTTGCTCAAGTTGAGAAGCCGAATCAACGGCTTTCTCAAACATTGTGCTAAGACCGATAATTCCAATCGTGCTTTTGATGAACTCACCAGCACGGCGAAACTCTTCTGTAATTTTTTCAGCAGCGATGTGCGCAGAATCCGTAGCCTGTGAAAGCGCGGTCTTCATAGAGGATGTGTCGGCTAAAAACCGTGCGCGGATGTCCATATTTCCGCCTTCGCCCATACTCATCTACTCACCTCGCTTTCCAAACTAGTTATTGTGCTTTATCCATCGCCTCTTGCTGCTCGTGATTCCTGATTTGCCATACTGCCTGCCACTCAACCAATTCCATTGCTGAAAGTGGTTTGTGGGCGGGAGAACCATCAAGAAGTTCGCCAACTGTTCTCCCCAACTTTTCCGCTAGTTCGTAGAGGAAACGTCGTTCTGGGTTGGCGAAGATTCTTTTCCCGCTGCCTCAACAGCATCATCGGTCATTCCTGAAAGTCGCATAGCCGCTTGAGCAATAACTTCAATAGGGCCTGAAGACTTAGCCATTACAGCCTCACGGTCCGAGTCCAAGAACACACGCTCGCCCGTTGTGGGGTCGTAGGTGCACTGAAGAACGAGGTCTGGGAGAATCTGCTGAATGTTGAATTGTCCGTTTACGCTGGTAGCGATAGCGTTATCAATCATTAGAGCGCGTGACTTAGCCGAAAGCGACTTGACTAGAACCTCGACACCCCATTGTGGGATGGCAACGAGTTCTGATTCAATATCGTCAGCGGCGAAAATCTTTGCTGATAGTTCTGACATCTGTAAATCTCCTAACTAGGGTTTATCCCTAGAGTGTAGTGCGGAATACAGGGCCAGTCACCTGTAATTCGCCATCAAATGTCACAACAGCACCAACGGCACTCTTGAGGTCATACTTGGTCAAAACGCCAGTTCCGTAGTACTTGGTGTCGCCAGTCAAACCGGTAAATCCACCGGGGGTTGCTGGGCCATAAACGAAGTTTCCGATACGGCCAGAGTCCTGCCAAGAAGAAAGACCGTTCATAATTGCGTCAATTCCACCTGCGTAGCCGGTGTTAACGGCAGTCTCGTCGAACATACCCGAAAAGGTAAGAGTCCAAGACTTCAGACCCACGATGTAGGTCTTCACGCCGTACTGCGAGAAAGTCGTGGTTTCTTGGGCCTCGATAGCGTATGGCAACGAGACATCGTTGATGAACTCCGAGATGTTAATCATTGGAACCATTGGGGTAGCGACCGAAGTGGTAGCCACGTTGCCCGAAGAAACGGTCATTGAGGTTGTGCTTAGGGCCGTTCCGTAAACAGGAACACCACCGAAGAACGCACCGTAAACCGAGTTTCCGGCCCCTGCGTAAGTCATTGGGTTGTTCTGCGTAAGCAACGAGCCAGTTCCAGCACCAGAGATGGTGAGGGAAGTGGTTGTGGTTGCCGTAGCGGTTGCTTGAACCAAAGAACCAGCAGTCAAACCGAGGTCATAACCGAGAGCAAGAAACGCATTCTTACCGTGCTGGAAAGTTGGAGTAGTTGTTGAAGTAGCCATTTTGGTCTATTCCTTTCCTAGTATCGGGCGAACCCGTAGTAAATTACTGCTGATGTGTTTGTTCCGCCAATAGTCCACGCCAAGCGTGTGTATTGGTAGATTGTTCCGGTGAGCAAAGTCACCGAGCCGCCAGCACTTGAAAAAGTCGCAAGGTTGGCCCAAGTGGTGCCATCCTGCGAGTGCTGAAATGCGAGCGAAATTGTTGGGTTCGTTCCTACGACCGTAGAAATACCCATAATCAAAGAGCCACCCTTAGTGGTAGAGGCTGTTCCTGAAGAAGCGGCTGGCGTTGAGGTGTAAGCCGTGCTATTTCCCGTAGTTGATACAACGAGGTATTGGCCGTTTCCGCGCCAAACTCCGCCATCGGCCTGAAGTTCCATATCGTTTGTGACAACGCCCGCGACTGGTGATTTGATGTCAAACTTCGTAGTCACGCCGTTCGCCATAAGGCAACGCTCGTTGTCGGTCGTGCCACCAGCGGGGAATACGAGAACTGACTTGTCTCCTGCCGTTGAGGTCGCACCGTGAATGATTGCGCTGGTTCCGCCGATAGTGCCATCGTGGAAGCCAGACAAGGTGATTGTGCCGTCTTTGAGGCCGGGGATAAAGGTCTTTGAGCCACCCTGTAAGAAAGTCGTTGTTTCTTCGGCTGCTACGGCGTAGGTCACGCTCGCATCGTTAAAGAATGGTGAAAGGTCGAAGCCCGCACCCGTGCTTGAGAGGGTCACAGACACGCCAGAAGCCGTTGCGGTGGCCGCTGCTGACAGAGTAATGTTCTGCCCCTGTATAGCCGTAATAGTCGCCCCAGAGGGGATTCCAGAGCCGCTAACGGACTGTCCGAGTGAGGCTGGCCCGATAACGGTCGTGGAAACGATAACGGCACTGCCGTTGGTCGTGTTGGCCGTAATAACAGCAGAAGAGAACAATGGGTTCACGAAAAGAACTCGTGTGTTCTTACCGTGTAGGAAGTTAGGGGCGGTAGTGGTAGCCATTAGTTGTCGCTCGTTTCAGCATCTACTTTGGAAGCCGAGGCTGACACAATAAACCCATCGGCTAGAAGCCAAGAAATGCTCTCGCCGGGAAGGTCCGTGACCGTATCACCGGGATTGGCAGTCTTGCCGAGATACGACAAAGGAGACTGGTCAGTGACGACATACGCCACAGTATTTGACTTAGCCATAGTGCCTTTCCTAGTGAGGTTGCCTTGCGACAAATCGTATCACCACGTTTGGAAAAACCTATTTGTCGTTTTCCTCTGCGACTTTGGGCTTTCTGGCTCTTTTGGCTGGTGGCTTGCTCACCCGATTGGGGTAGAAAGAGCGATTCGTCTTCCTGCCGTTTGGCCCGCCGTAAACATTGACAGCGATAATCTCGCCATCTCGCTCGTGTGCTGAAATAAAGATGAAGTCGCCGCGCTCGTTGGAAACACGGATGGGGTCGTCTTTTCCAAACCCATTCCACTCGGAGAGTTCAATCCACGAGGGGGTGTGTTGAGGCGTAGGCGTTTTCATAACGGCCTCTAATTTAGCCTATTTATTGGAGTCTCTGCTGAAAACCGCAGTGGCAAATTAGATACCGACCCTGAACGGTGGCGGCTTCTACTGCTTCGGAGTGGTCACAACCACCCTCGCTGGTTTCGGTTGTTTCAGTTGCGGGTTCTGGCTGGTTTGGAAAGCCATTGGAGAATCCCAACAGCCGCTCGACTGTTTCTAGCGCGCGGATAGATGCGACATTGGCGGCTTTGGCTGCTGAAATAGCGGCTTGAATCGCATCGAGTTCGGGGTTATTGGACATTGGCCTCAAAGTTTATTGTGAACTTGGGTCGGTTGCCATCATCATACGGCATTGGGCTAATCGTTCCAAGCGGGGCCATACGAAGAATATGGATTCCATCAATCGTCTGTGTGCCAACGATTGAGGCTAGAGCCGTGCGAATAGTGTCGGCCCAAGCGTAGGTGTCTGGGTAATCTTCTGGCTCGCCACGAATCAGCAGTTGGATTTTGAGGTTGTCAATCGCAATCGCTTCTATCCCCATAGTGAGGCTCGGCGCACGACCGGGATAGGGCTGAATCAGAACGGAAGCGTTAGGTGCTTCGGCTGGTAGGCGACCTAGAAAGAGATTCTGTCCGAGAACGAGTCCGTATGAACCGTATTTGGCAACGGTGATGTTGTTGACTAGATATTGGGCTAGTGCGTCAAGAATATTAGCCATTAGTACCAAATCCACTCGTGTCGGATGCTGAAGAAACCTTACCACCGTAAAGCACAGCGTTCACTCGGTCAATAATTCCCCGTCGAAGTTCTGGTAGCCGCTCATCCATTGGTTGCTCTATGTATTTGGCTTGACCGCCGTTGGGGTGATTGAGTTGTAGGTCTTCGTGAATGTAGAGCGCGTAGGGGGCGTCGTAGGTGATAGCCACTTCTGGGAATCCCTTGCCGCTAATGATGTCTATGTGTCCGCTAGCCTGCAGATTTCCAGTATCCACCGGCACAAGATTCTGACTGTCGTTAAACACATTGTCGCCGTATTCCTTTAGGGCATCAAGCACGGCGAGGTTTATGTAGTCGGCTTTCTTGGCGATTGCCTCTATGTCGGCCTTATTAAAAGTGACTTGGTAGGAAATCATTTCAGCACCTACTCAAAGTGGAGAGTCGTGTTGTATCCGTTTAGGCCGTTCTCGTCATAGTTGTTTTCTACATACATAATGATTGGGTGCTTGAGAATTGGCTGGGTCTGGTTTGGAACTGTGACTCGGCTTTCTGTGGTGATATTTGGGTAGAAGCCAGTTAGGTAGGCTCGACCCGAACTGTATCGGTCACGACCATCCATAGAGGGCATCACCTTAATCTCGTATTCCAAACGACACTTGTAAGCGACCGGTGGGCCGTATTCCACCGTGCTATCGCTAGTTCCGTCTGCGCCTACATAGTGGCGACCATAGCCGTCTAAAACCACAGTTCCCTGACTGCCTTGGTTTGGAATAATATTCTCAACCAGAATCGTCTGGGTCATCAAAGCAACTAGGTCTGGGTCAATCCCAAAAGACGAAATATCGCTCATTAGCCGATGTCTTCCTGAACGACCTCAACAATGTTTTCTTGGATTTCACCAGCGATATCAAGAGGGTCATAGTTGCCAACGCCATAAGTCGAGGTGACACCCGTGACAGAGTTGGTCGGCCAAGCGTTCGGCTCGGCGTAGTAGGGGTCCATAAAGCCAACCTTGAGTTCCGCACCGAGGGCGCGTGGGTCGGCGTTCGCTGATGGTGGGGCAACTCGGCGTGAACGGATAAGCAAGTCTTTCGCCAAGCGCTCGTAGCGTTGGGCTCGGTCGCCAAGTGATTTGCTGATAGACAGACCACCGACGCTCTTGCTCTCACTTTGGGCTGCACCAGTGAAGAAAGCCGCA